CTTATTACTCCAGGCATACGAGCTCATATTCACATACAAGGGGGAGATACGTACGGGTATCTCCTCAAAAACATTGTCTTCATTAAATTGTTGTTACTGTGAAAGATAACGTAATAAATTAAGGAGTGCCAAATCCCTAATTAGTTGGTCGAGACAATAGCCTCCGACGCCTTCCTAAATCTCTCAATGAGATCATCCCAACCAGGAAGTGTCGATTCTGAGGCATAGAGATTGTAGGGTTCTCTTTCCACTAATTTCTTGAAGAAAGCATGATGCCGCTCAAAGGTATCTTTACCATGGAAAAAATATTCATTATTGGCAGATGTAATAACATCCACCATCTGTTTATATTTATCTACGGTCTTAGAAGGTACCCACACAGTAAGCGATTTGTGAATCGATGCTTCCTCAAGTGGACACGTAAACATTCCCAATTCTTCCTCGCAACGCCATTTGCGCTTCAAAAAAGAACAATCTGCAATGGAAATATAGGGACGTGTTTCAGCATCCTTGTCGGCCATTGTATAACCGACTCCAATCTTCTCTAAAGCAGATTGGATGGCTCCGTGATAATACCATGGAATCTTATTACTAACACCCATTGCATTATCATCACCATAAGTGAGGAGATTAACATTGCTCTTAAAATCCCAACATGTCTTCCCATTAACATTCAACATACAGTAAGCATATCGCATATACAAACTGTTTGCAATTGAATTAACAACCACCGTAAGAGGATGACCTGAAGGATTCGTTCCAAACATTTCGATAATAGTGCCACTCATATTGCACAATGGAAATGCGGTATCAACGCCAATCGCCTTAATGGTACGAATTTCATCTTTTGAAAATCCAGCTGATTTATGGATGTTAGCAATAACATCAAAAGCGGCCAATACGATTGTAGCGATCATATGTTTATCAAACTTTGAATAATCGCCAGCAATAATACGATCCGTACCAAAAGCTGTGAGGTATTCATGGAAGTGAGTCCATTCAACAGATTGAGCA